TTGTTAATACGCACAATTAGAAAAACATCTTGTCCTATTTTTATAGCCTTGCCAATTAAAAATTCAGCATCACTTTCGTCAAAAGGAATACGCACAGGTTTTTCTTTAATTCTCCATTGAGACTTATCCCAAGAAGTGACATAGAAATGTTCACCATTATTAAAGCGTTCTTTATCATCACCATCTACACATATAACCCCGCCATCCTTACCATCCTTTAGAAAAATTCCGTCTTCAAATCCGCCACCACATTTAATCTCTACAATATCGCCCATTTTTAAATCACTCATTTTTCTTCTCCATACTTTACTTTGTAACTGTCAATTGCTTCTCCCAATATCCTTAGTGGGATACTTTCCTGTGACATATCCATAAATAATTTCCAGTCCTCTATTATAAACTCCTGTCCCCTATAAGAGAATAACATTACAGTTGGATGACCAAACTTAATGTCATATATGTGATTTCCTGTTATCATCTTAGTATGCACCTCCCTCTATCCTGACCTCTTCTTACATGACAAAAACATTCATGTTTGCACCCGCCATCATCATAACATACCCCATCATAACTGAAAGCACAACTGTAACATTCCGCTCTTCCTCCAAAATACATAAATACTCCAACCAGAACAGACAGACAAAATAAAAATAAAACTACCCTTCTTATTAGATCTTTCTTTGTTTCTTTTTCCATGTCACTCCTCCATTAATTTATTGCAAAATCAGGACACATCATCTTGTAATGAGTCCAATGAAAGGCTACCTGCTTATCAAGAGCTTCCATTATCTCTGATACCTTACAGTTTCTATGTGCATAGCAAGTTCCAGACCTAACTCCTGAAAACTCCATATATCCCTTGTAAATTTCTCCGTCTCCGCTTATTTTGTATGAAACCATTATTTCTCCTTTAAAAAAAAATGCCCCTTATTCGGGGCTAATTAGGAAAGTACAATTACAATATAAGACTATATCTCCGTATAGTCAAGAAAAAAAGATTGACTTAACAAAAAAAAGTGAATATTTTGTATAAAAAACTTAGGAGGACTTACATGGAAGAAAAATGGAGTGTTACATGGCATATATTTGGCTATGAGTTAGGATGGTATAGTAAAAAGTTTATGTTTATTCTTATACATATACTTTTAGGGGTTATTGTATCTGTCCCAATATGGGCTATAGTTGACAACCTGCCAATGACTGCAAGGATCATACTGGCTGTCTATCCTATATTTCTCGGCGGATGCATAGAGTGGACTCAGAACGATAAGACCGGAAAGAAGTGGGCTGATAGAAAAGTGTGGTTGCTTGGGAGTGTTAGAGATGTATTGACTTACGGATTATTTTCATGGGTGGTGTTCATATGAGTAGTAGAATAAATGAGAAGAAGATGAAAAGGGAATATAAAAAAGCAGTAGAGAAAATGGTTACTATCGACATTAAGATGATTTCAGATAAATTAAGGAAAAGATGTAATATGTATAGGCTTATTTCTATTGGAGAATTTATGGTTATATCTGGATTAATTGTGGGGATATATGCCATTAGTATTTGAGCCTGTTCCTTGCAATGAAGAATTGAGAGACCTTGGTATTCATGTAGACCAGAGAGACTATAGGTATGACTATCCCGCTTTATCAAAGATGATTATAGAAGAAACCAATAATCAGAACGCAAAAGGGGCTATGGACATCTTTAAGAAGTTTGCAAAGGATGATATGTTCTTCCTTGGATATTTTGTATTAGACCTACCTATAAATAATCCTTTCCTTATGGCTAGATGCTATGAGATCCAGGACGATAACCACTTTACAATTGACCTCTGGAGTAGAGAGCATTGGAAGTCTACCCTGGTCACTTACCTTTATACTATATTCTCATTGATACAAAACCCAGAGGAAAGGATAGGGATATTCTCTCTCAACAGAACTCTGGCTAAGTCCCATATGAGAAAGATTAAAATAACCCTAGAATCAAATATGTTGCTAAAACGTATATTTCCTGACATATTCTACATGAATCCTGGCGGACAAGCCCTAAAATGGTCGGAAGATGACGGTATTTACGTTAAAAGGACTAAAACCTATGGTGAAGCAAGTGTGGAAGCTTGTGGGCTGATTGATGCAATGCCTACAGGAAAGCACTTTACTCAGCTTGTATTTGATGATGTTGTCACCGAGACAAGTGTTTCGACACCTGGACAGATAGAGAAGGTAGATAGACAGTTTAAGCTTGCTCAAAACCTTGGTGCAAGAGGTGGGAAGAAAAGAGTTGTTGGAACTAGGTACGGTGCAAGGGATGTATACGGGACTCTTATAGGAATGAAAAGATGGAAAGAAAGAATATACCCTGCAGAGGTTGATTCATTCGGGAATGCGAAAAGACATGGTATTCCTGTATTGTTGACAGAGAAGGAATTAGATGAAAAGTTTGATTCCCAGGGGGAGTATATTTATTCTTGTCAAATGTTGCAAAACCCTGTTGCAATCTCTAAGCAGAAATTAAATGAGAAATGGATTAAATGGTATTCCAGTAAAGAAAAGCCTTACATGAATTATTACCTTACAATTGACCCAGCTTCATCTAAGAAGAAAGGCTCTGATTATACTGTTATGCAAGTGTGGGGTGCAGATCCTTATAGGAAACTATGGCTTGTGGATATGGTTAGAGATAGGATGAACTTGGGAGAGAAATGGGATGCGATAAGGCACCTCACATCTAAGTGGGAGATTCAAGATGTAGGATATGAGAAGTATGGCATGCAAGCAGATGTTGAGTATTTTCAAGAAAAGATGGACGAATCTCACTATTACTTAAACATTATAGAGCTTGGTGGAATAGTAAGTAAGGAAGACAGAATTAAAAAGCTGATACCATACTTACAAAAAGGTTGTATTGTATTGCCTAGGTCTATGATATATACCACTCTTGAAGGCAAGACTGTAGATTTAATGATAGAATATTTAGAAGATGAATATAAAATTTTCCCAATGTCTAAGCATGATGACATGTTAGATTGCTCAGCAAGGATTCTTGATTCTAAAATGGGTGTGATATATCCTGTCCATAAAAAAGAACGGAGTCAGATAACAAATATAAACGATCCTCTCGGGCTTAATGACCCTGAAAATGAAGAGAGATCTTGGATGGAACAATGAGTAAAGATCAGATTAAGAAGAACAAAGAACTTATTAACGACATGGCTGGATTCAGGAAAGAAGCTGAGTCAGAATGGGATAGAGTATATCCTGTTATTAAAGAAGACTTTGATTTCTATATTGGCAATCAATGGGATTCGGCATTAAAGAGCAGACTGGAAAAAGAAGGCAAGCCGGCATTATCACTAAACTATATCAAGAAGAATGTTGATGTCCTAAGTGGTTTTCAGAGACAGAACAGAACAGATTCTAAAGTACTCCCTGTAGAAGGAAGCGATGAGATGATGGCAGAAGTACTTACTACAATTCTAAAATGGGTGGCACAAGACCAGATATCTGAGCATGTTGTTAGTGATGCTTTTAAGGATAGCCTTATCTGTGGTATTGGTTGGGTTGCTCCTATAATTAATTATGATAAGGATGTATTGAATGGGGATGTATTGCTTAGGAAAATTTCTCCGTTTAAAATGAAGATTGATCCTTATACTACAATGAAAGATTTATCAGACTGTGGTTATATCATTATAGACGATATGATTTCAAAACCTAAGCTAAGATCCATGTTCCCTAAATTTGCAGATAGAATTAAGGAAATGACTGCAGTAGACCCTTCAACAGAAAACAGTAATGGTATAGAGGAATATCCATCAGTAACACCTAGAGAGACTGAAAAGTTGAAGTTTACTGAGTACTGGAGAAGAGAGTATGAAGAAACTCACTTCGCTTCTTCTGAGGAAACAGGAGAGATAGTAAAACTTAATGATGCAGAAGAGTTTAAAATTGCAAGTAAAGACGAAAACATAAAAGTTATTACCAGGAAAGTTCCAGTAATAAGATTGTCTCAGGTCATAAATGATGAAGAAGTAGTATATGATGGAGACAGTCCTATGAAAGTAGATGGCTACCCTTTCCACCCTATATTCTGTTTTTTTACAGATGTTGCAGAAGGATGGGAGAATAAGATAATAGGCATGGTAAGACCTCTTAAAGATGCTCAGAGAGAGAAGAATAAGAGAAGAAGTCAGATTATGCAAGCTATTAATACTATGGCTCACTCAGGATGGATAGGCGATAAGAACGCAGTAGATGATATTAGCGTTCTTAAAAGATCTAGCGGTGCTGGTCATATAATAGAAACTAATCCTGGTAAAAATTTAACCCAGATTCAACCTCCGCAAATATCCTCTGGTTTAGTGCAATTAGAGATGATGTTTAAGGATGATATTATGACTATAGGTTCTAATCCAGATATGCTTGGCATTATGCAAGATAAAGGCGCCGCAGGGGTTACAATACAGCTAAGGCAGAAACAAGGGATGACATCTATACAGGAAGCCTTTGATAACCTATCATTCGCTTTCAGGATGCTTAATAAACAAATACTTGAATTTATTCTCAAGCATTGGACAGTTGACAAGATTAAAAGAATACTTGGAGATGATTTACCTTTTGACGAGGAAAAGGAAATTATAACAGAACAGATCCAAATGTTACAAGGTCAGATAGGTCAAGCTCCAGAACCACAAATACAGCCTATACCGGAAGGCGATGGTGATGCACTTTCTCCTGGCATAGAAGATCAGCTAGAGATGGCTCAGAAACAAGTCATGGAAGACGAAGATTCCTTAGCTGGATTCCAACAGATGCAGATGGCTCAACAACAGCAGATGGAAGACCTACAGAAAGAGATGCAAGAAGTATTAAAGGCAGAGGAAGAGTTTTGGACAAAGTTTGAGGAAGTTAAAAAGACTGCAAGATTTGATTGTATAGTTGAAGAGTCTGAAAATTCACCTTCTGTACGAATGTCTAATTTCATGTTGCTTAATGAAATGGGAAGAAATGGCACTCCTGTTCCTCCTGAGTTCTTAATAGAATTGTCTGACTTACCTGAGAAAATAAAGGAAAATATGATAACTTCTCTACAGGAACAGAGACAACAACAGCCTCCAAAATAAGTTTTAAATATATTATTTTTTTTTAAAAGTCCTTGTCTAAAAAACAGGGGCTTTTTTTTGTTGACATTTTTATATCGTGTTACTATATTATGTTTTAGTGTTAGATAATAGCACAAATAGGAGAATCATAATACTATGGGGAAAGAAAAAACATTAGAAAATTTACCTAAGAACTGGAAAGATATACTTTTAGATGGCTTACCTGTTGAGGTTTCCGTTGAAGGTGAGATAAAAATGACATATCCAGATGGAATGAATAATGGTGGATCTCTCCCAGAGTTTATGAAAATGGTAGGTATTTCAAGAAAGAATCATGCTACTCTTCTTAAAAAATATGATGAATATTCCGATATGATAGAGATAGGAAGACTTCATGCTGAGGCTTGGTGGAAAAGATTTGGCAGATTATCACTTAAGGGTGAAAAAGTGAATCAAGGATTATTCTCAATGTATATGAAAAATATGTACGGATGGAGAGATAGCCCATTGGCGAAAGAAACATCTGACACGATACTTAAGGATTTAACAAAAGATGCTGAACTTGATGCTAAGTTTAAGATTACAAAAGAAACTGAGAAGGAAGATACAATTAATTAGATAATAAACCCAAAAGGGATTATTAAATATATTTTCAAGGACAAAACAAATGCCAGAAGAAATTGATGTAGATGACAGTTTAGAAGAGATTGTCGAAGAGGGTTCGTCTCCTCAAGATTCTGATACTGGAAGTCAAGAGACTGACAATAGAACAGAAGCAGAAAAAAGCCTTATTGAAGAGCTACAAAGCCTCAGAAGTGAGGTTGGTAATTTAAGGTCTGACAACTCCAGAATAGAACGGGAGGTTGAGTTTTTTAGAAACTCAGGCAATCAGGTTCAAGAGGAAGAGTATTTGGATCCGGATGATTTTGCTACACATGGTGACATCGAGAAGTTAATTGACAGGAAGATGGCTCCAGCGGTAGAGCAAGCTAAGAAGTTGGAAATGGAAAGCATGGAAAGAAATTTTGCTATGCAGACGCCAGACTACTTGGACGTAATTGGGAAGTATGGAAAGGAAATGATAGACGCTAACCCAGAAGTTTTTGATGTTATCGTTAATTCAAAGAATCCGCCATCTGCTTATTACAACTTTGCTAAAACTCATCCTAATTATCTGAAAGACAAAGAATTGAATAACAAAAAGGAGACGGTCAATAAAATTACATCCAATTTGGAAACAACTCCTACAATAGCTGGTCAGGGTGGTTCACTCTCTCCTTCTAAAGTTGACTGGAGTAAAGCTTCCAATAAAGAAGTCGAAGACTATCTGGCTTCTAAGAATATAACATGACCGTCCTAATATAATTTAGGAGAAATAAAATGGCTAAAGGAACAACAACCACAACTCAGGTAGATCCTGGGATATCCGCTTTATATGACAAGACTTTGCTCGTAAGAGCTTTACCATATCTTGTTCATGCAATGTTCGGACAAAAAAGACCTCTTGCTTCAAAATCAAGTAAGACTATCAAATTCAGAAGGTATACAGCTTTACCAAAAGCAACTGTACCTCTTACTGAGGGGATTACTCCTTCAAGTGATCAGCTTGCGAAGACTGACTTAATTGCTTCTGTTGAAAACTATGGTCAGTATGTAACAATAACTGATGAAGTAGATATGTTTGTTGAAGATAAGGTTCTCATGGAAACTGCTTCTCTTCTTGGAGAATCAATGGGACTTACTCTTGATGCTATCTACAGAGATATTTTAGTTGCTACTACTTCTATTTACAGAGCTGGTGAAGTTGCAACAACAGCGGAAATACTTACAAAAGTCACAACAGCAGATCTTAATAAATTGCTCAGAGCTTTAAGAAACAACAAGGCTAAGTATTATAATAAGATGATTGGTGGTTCTAGCAATACTGGTTCAAGTGCTATCAGAAATTCATATTATGCAATAGTGCATCCTAATATGATTTACGACATTGAATCATTAACTGGATTTGTTTCAGTTTCAGATTATGGTAACCCTGCGTCTGCACACGAGAACGAAATTGGGGCTTATAAGAATCTAAGATTTATTGAGTCGACAGAAGCCTATGTCCTTACTGGTGCTACTGGTGTTACTGCTGCCATAGGATCATCTGGTCTTGACGGAACATCATTTGTTGATGTTTATACTATGCTTGTTTTTGGTATGAATGCTTACGGGGTTGTAGATTTATCTGGTCATGCTTCAGAGAATATAGTTAAGGGTTTTGGTTCTGGTGATGATCCATTAAATCAAAGAGCAACAAGTGGCTGGAAAGCAGTTACTACTTGTAAAATTTTAAATGACAGCTTTATGTACGCATATTTAGCTGGCGTTTCAGCATAAGGGGTGACATTATGAATAGCACATCAAAAGGATCACAAGACGGAACAGGTGCAGACATAGATGTAGATTGTGGATTTGTACCTACTAAAGTTGACGTATTTAATCATGAGGGCGATGCTGTCCTTAATTGGATTGATGGCATGGGTGCTGGACTTGGCTATAAAACGCTTGGAACAGGACTTGGGGCTATGGTAGCAAACGAGGGCATTACTCTTTCAGTTGCAACAGATGACTTTATTGGATTTACAATAGGGGCTGATACTGATGTAAACGTGGATGGAGAAGCTCTTTCATGGATTGCATACCGATAACAAATAAATTGGCGGGTGAGATTCCCGCCTTTTTAATATTCCAGGAGGAATTTAATGGCTAAAGAAAAGCTTGCGAAGGCAGTAAAGGGTGACGGTAAAGTCACTATTAAGGTTGTAAATTTAGAGAGTCAAGGCTCAGACATTATAGTAAATGAAAATGGCAAGACATACCAGATGCAAAGCGAAGCTATAGTAAGAGTGCCAAAGGGTGTTTTAGAGATCCTTAAAAATGCAAAGGTCAGAGATGTTGATGTATCCGGTGATTTAGAAGAAGGGAACACAGTACGGAAGAAAGCTATTTCTGAGAGATTTTTTGTAGTTGAATTACCAGACAGAGAAGAAAAGAAAGATGATACAATACTTGATACTCTTTCAGATAATGAAGATATTGACTAGGAATAGATAATGAATTTTGGTGAAATATACGATTCTGTAGTATTTAATGTTTGGGGCGATAGTGTACCTCCAACCGGATCAGTTGCAAGACTGCAAGGCGAGAGTGGTATTATAGCTAATATGCATAGAGATATCCAAACAGATTATAATTATTGGTTTATGGAGTCATGGGCAGAGATTGACTCTATAGTAGGTAACCAGGGATATGATCTTCCGACTAATTATAAAGAAATTATAAACTGTATGTGGCAAGTCCTTGATACGGATGCTACAGACCCTTATTTCACCGATCCATTAAATAACCTATCATTAAGGGACGCTCACTTAATTTGGAAAGACAACAACCAAAGAGACGAATACCCTGAAAATTTCCAGATAAGACTTGGTATGAATTTGATACTATACCCAATCCCTTCCGAGATAAGACGGCTTGTTGTTGTTTATAATAGATATTTAGACAGACCAGCTACAGCCACATTTAGTGCCGATACAGATGACCTTACTCAGTATGGTGCAGAAGCTATAATCTCCCTTTCAACAGCTAAGATGTTTAGAATACTTCAAGAATTAAATATGTCCTCTACTTACGACGCAGAAGCTAGAAGATATATTGAATTATTGAAAAGAGAAGACTTCCGAAGAAGACAGTCTTTAATGAATAAAGTGGACTATGTGGGGGTATAACAATGACTAATCCTTATGATGATATATCGGATGAAGAATATGGTGACATAACAATAACTCAGACAGAGCAGAACTCAAGGCTTGATATTAATGAAGCTGATATACTTGCTTTACAGGGTCAAATAGATTACCCTGAAAATGTATTTACGGTATCTCCGGTAGGCGGGGATTATGCTACTATACAGTCAGCATTGACGGCTAATCCTACGGCAAATACATTATTTATAATATATCCTGGGACTTATACAAGCGATACTATAAAGCCTACAGCTAATAATCAGTATATTGTTGGAGCACATAGTACTTCTCCTGAAATGGCAATAGTTACAAATACGGTTAATATATGTGATTTTGGGGCATTTACCGGTATAATAATAAAAAATATTAAAATGGTTATGACTCTTGTTGCTGATTCTTTTGATTCAACCGCTAAAGGGTCAGGAAGTTGTAATTTTAAATTTTGTCATGTAGAATGTATTGCAAGCGGGACTATAGGAGTAGGTGATGGTGCAATGTGTTATCGTGGCACAGGTATTATCAAAATAGTTGAAGGTTCTGTAGTTTATACTAATACGGCGGATAGAGGAGCTAGAGGGAAAAAGGCTATTCTAGTCGAAGCTGGTAGTACATACACTATAGATGATGTTACCTTTACTGTTACTGCGAGTGGAACAAGTAGTTCTGTTAGTGCAATAAGAGACAATGCAACCGGAGAGTTTACTCTTGATAAATGTACCATTACCGTAACTGCAAATGTTGCCGGTACAACTTATGGCTTGTTCGTTAATAATGCTGAGGGTAGTGCTGAAATATTTTTTAATATAATCCATGTGTACAATAGTACTGGCGATGCTACAGCTATTCGTTCCGGTAGTACTGGAAATACTCTTTCCGTAAGGAGCAGTTACAATCATCTTCATGCGGTCGCTGGAAGTGGGACTGCAAATTCTTTCATACTTGATGATGCTGATGTTACTGTAATAAGCCAACTTGATGACATAATTGCAACGGGTGGTACAGACAATACAGGTGGAACACTAACTATGTTAAGCTCTGAAGCTGATGGAGAATTAACTGGAGCTACTCAATCTGTTGGTGACAATTCTACTAAAATGGCAACTACAGAATATGTGGATTCGAACACAGAGACTACAAAAGTTGATGGGACAAGAGACTTTACAGGGAAGGTTTCCTACGATTCAGCTAAGACATTTACGGATGATCAAGAGCTTGTTTCTAAGGTATATGTAGATACAATCACTACACCTGATACTGGATGGAAACCTATAACAGATACTCTTACTTATGCTTCTGCATCTACAGCTACTATCACAGGAGACAAAAGAGAGGTTTATTCTAAGGGTATGAAATTCCAGGTGGACCAGGATGAAAGCCTTACTTCATACTGGAGTTTTCTTACCGACCTTACAGATGGAATTGCAAGTAATGATGGAACAGCAATAGGCGGTGCAGCAGTTGGGGCAGGCGGTGTATTTGGAAATGGTTTAGTTTTAGCGAGTGCAAGTAGCCAAGCTTTAAGTATTGAAGATGATGCGAGTTTAAAACCTGCGGGGGATTTTACTATTGGTGGTTGGATTAAAGCAAATAATTCAGGGGTAACATCATGGATATTTCAATCATATTCTGATAATACGAATGCAGAAGGAATAAGGCTTTACATAAATACAAGTGACTTTTTAGTTTTAGGAATTGGTGATGGTTCAGCAAGTGATGCATCTACAATAACAGGGAAAACAGTAGTTCAAGATAATGCAAATCATTATGTAATTATTACTGTAAGAGATAATTGGGCACAAATATATCTTGATGGTAATCTTGATGTAAGCGGATATGTAGAAACACAGACATATAATGTAACAAACTA